CAAATTCCCATACTTTGACTTAGATCTCGATCTAGACGCTGGGGACGTCATCATCTTCCCTGCGAACTTTATGGGAATGCACGAAATTACAGCAGTAGAGAGTGGGGATCGTCACGCTTACCTGTGTGCTTTCGGGCAAGGCACCAATGGTCTCCCAGATCCCGACGTTGCAGAACCACACATGACCAACTCGTGGACGCAACCAGTTTGGTTAAACACCCTCCACGATGACTACGCTGAAGTCTTCAAAAAATCCCCCGACTGGGACAACCAGCCTTTTTATTACAACCCAATAGCCCAAAACCGGCCCTTAGAAGGTGAAGGATTAAGCAAGTCAGGCGGCGACAGGTTTAAAGACGGCGACAAAGTGTTTGAAAAACAAGACTATTCGCTATCTAAATGAGTTAGTCCCAACAATCCATCCCACAGCGGAATAACGTTCGCCTGAGGTAATCCGAGACAACTCATGGAGTGTCCAAGAAGGGAACACCGTCGCAGCACCTTGCTCGATAGCACCTATGACAGGCTGATCAGTTTCATAACAACTTAGAATGCCGCCTTCGTAAGCGCTTAAAGGTGACAGTGACATAGAGACCGTAATTTTTCGTTTAGTCGGCAAAACATGTCCCCAATCAACATGCGCCTCTAAATTTCTGTCACTTGCTGCGTACTTATTTATATAAATTTCTGACACACTCTCAATTTCGAAATCGTAATACTTGTCATTGTAATACTCTGCAACGTCGTAAAACTTTTGGAACACAAAAGGGAATTCATCATATTGCAGACTAAGAGACTGTCTCAGGTTGTAACCACATTGACCGTAAAACTCTTCTAACCCCTCTGTTTCTGCGTAACGGCAAACACCAGGAGGACAACAATTTTGAAACTCAATGTTTTTTTTCTTATTAACTGACTCAATAATTTCGTTGCACTCCTCAGGTGAAAATATTGGTTCCGTTACAAAAACACTAGACATAAGAACTCCTACCAAGAAGCCACCCAACAGCAGACCATCTCTCACCTGCCGTTACCTTTTGGACTGAATGCAATGTCCACGAAGGGAACAAAGTGATAGAACCCTGCGTCATATCAGCCATCCAAGGCTGAGGGCCATCATGCAATATCAACTCCCCCCCTTCATAACTCGCAGGCGGCGATAATTGGATAGAAAAGGACAATTTCCTTTTGTTGTGCATGCCGCCCCAATCCGTATGTGCTGTTTGGAAGCCGCCCTCTACATAATGAAGGACTTCGACAGAAGGCAACCCTCCATCTAATTCAAACCCCCATTCGTTACGACTTAGCACCAAATCCAGTATTTCATCATTTACTGATGGATCGTTCATCCCATGCATATGGGCTTGACGCACCGACTTGTCAACTACAGGGGCTTTCCCGTTACTGGTAGTCAACACTTCGTGCCCAACGGTTTTTCTGACCCGCTCCACAATCTCATCACATTTCTCAGCAGACCAAAACGGAAGCGAAAGGAAAGTATTCATGATGTTCCTTTAAGCCTATGCTCTTCACGCATCTCTAAGAACTTCGTTCCAAGTTCGTAAGTTGTTTCATCAACGTCTGCCTTTGACATTTTTGCGACACGACGTTTTTCACTCTTTGAAAGATTCGCCGCTTCGCCACTATCAACATTGTGCTTAATGAGTGTTTCGGTTATCTCAACGGCCATAGAGCCCAAATGTTGGATAAACCGAGGATCATCTAAACCGCCATCCCCTTTGTAAGAGACACGTTTATCTAACAGATCTATAACCATCTCCCATGTTTCCAACGAAGGTGGCTTGACGCCGCACATCTTAGCCAGAGTTTCTCTGGATTTAGGGTGTTCGTTTGCTAACTCATCTGGTAGAAACCCGAGTTCTTCTGCTTTGTCTGCCAAAGCGCATGCCTTAACCATCCGTCTTTGCACTTCATACGGGTTCATAAAATCAATCGCACCTTGGCTTTCCTCTTCGACAAATGGTTGACTGCCCCTGATATGGCATCAACCTGATCATCATGACTCCCCTTCGGGAATTGGACACACTCATCTATAAGCGTTTTTGTCCAACGTCCTCTTAGTAGTTTAACATTGCCCATTTCGCATGCGGTCGAAAACACTCGGGCACGTTCTTCTTTACTGCCAGACGATCTAATCCCTTTGAATGGGTAACCAACAAGCACTCTTCTAGCGTAATAATCGATTGTGTTGACGCCACTCGCCCCTGGTTCTTGCTCCATCCAAATGTCTGTTTTGTTATCGTCTTGTTGTGCTGTCATAAGAATTCGTCGTTCTACCTCTGCTGGGGTCCCCCTTAACCGCTGTATGTCTAGAACGTAATACCTCCCATCGGATATGCCGACTAGTGCACCAACTGTCCAGTCAGGATCTTTACCTTTAGCATCTGCTGTTGCGGCTAAATCCCAGAACCGAATTTTTTTCATCTCCTCTACTTGTGGGACATGGTCAACAGTCTCAAACCAGTCATGCTCGAACATCCCACCTTTTTCAGATACCTCCCAATTGCCTTCTAGTAAGCGTGCACGCTCCACAGCGTCTAACTCCATGAGGCTGGCTTCGTAGGCTTCTCTATCCAATGAGGGGTTATCCGTAATTCTTGCTGGCATGAACTTTCTGTCGTTCGTGTTGTTTATAACAAACCGTTCATAAACCCAATCGTTCCCTCTACCACCTGGGTTTGTGGCTGCCCTAACCCTCAATGGCACATCAGCCAAAGTCATCTTGCAATGAGGGCATGCCCTTAATGATGGGTCAGGATTAGGTTTACGCACACGGGAGAAGCCCACATACAGATAGACCCTGTCAGTTCCCCACTGTGTTAATTCGTCTACCCCAACAAACTGATATGCAAACGACTGGAAGTTGTACCGGTCTTCATCACGTTCACAATGCCCAAGCGTCAAGGTGGCGCCAGAATCAAATGTCCAACGTTTATTCGTTACGTTGTAGGCCGCTACTGTCTTGAGCCACTCTGTAGTTCTATCGATGAACCCGTCTGGACCAGATAACTGAGGGAACGTCTGCCTGAGTAATAGAGCAGAGTATCCAGGGACACATGCGTATTGAAGAGCGGCGAATAATAATGTGTCTGATTTCCCGCCACCAGCAGCACCTCCAAATAGGGCTTCCCTAGTCGTGTTCCACGTCAGGAAGGCTTGCTGTTTCGGATGAGGATTGTGAGGGATCACCAGATTGCACGGGGTCTTGTACGACATCAACGTCGATAATTTGTCCCTCGTCTCCGTCTTCTCCATCCCATGCCTCCAAAACATTCTCTGGTAAATCGCCTGATTCAACTAGCGCTTCTAATACCTTACGCTGTTTATCCCCATCTGCTTCCGTTAGCACATGCATATGAGCAGAAAGTTGTGCCACTGGCCCACCTTGTGCCCCTGTTATTTCCAAACGGGTTGCAGGATCTGACCATCTTTCTGGGAATGCCTTTGCTAAAAACCTTTCAGCCGCTCTCCAGTCTCCATCGGCTGCTTCGTTATACCAACGTGCGACCAGAGCGGCTTCTGCTTTCGCTCGGGCTTCATCCAACTCATCTACGAACCAAAGAAGTTCTTCTTGCGTTGCTGAAAGTGAGATCCCATTTTCTTGATCTTCTCGTGCTTGCTCGCCCTTTTTCCGCCAATCATTAAATGTCCATTCAGAAACCCCTGCTGCTCGGCAAGCAGTCCGTTGATAGTTCCCTGCTGAAATCAATTTGAGAAGCATCTCTCGTTTTTCTTTAGGCAATATTAATTTGCCTGCTGGGCGTGCTGGATCTTTCACCTTATGGCCACCCATCCAGAAAAGTTCATCCACCGCCAGAAACAATCACGGGCAGCAAAGCCCGCCTTATCCAGTAATTCTTCATTCCATGAGGATGTTATTGGTACCATAACGCCTTCCAAACTTAACTTTTTCCGTTCTATTTGTTCCTCTGTGTACCCCATCTCCTTTTTATGGTTGTGATACACCTCTACCATGTTGTCATTCAATTGCCCGTTCCCGAGCACCTTCTCTACAAATATCAGTCTTCCGCCAGGTGTCAAAATCCTGTACACCTCGTCCATGATCCTCAACCTATGAATAATTGGCACAAATTGAAGCGTTAAAACGCTTAAAACCACATCAAAAGACTCATTCGGGAAAGGAAAATGTTCCCTCAAGTCATGGTTAAGAAAATAATAACGGTTATTATCAGGACACTCTTCTGCCGCTTTTTCGAGCATCGGCTCAGATACGTCTAGCCCTACCAGACGATGTATCTTATGTCCTTTTGCTTCTGCATAGTTGTCTAGTCGCCTTAAAGCCAAACCATTAGAACAACCGATATCTAAAACACGATCAACAGCGCCCGAAGCAAATGCTAAAGCCGATGATGCGGCCCTCATCTTCTCATAGTCAGGAATACTGCGTTCGAGCATGTCCTCAAACACTTCTGTAACCCCCTTATCAAATTCCCACGGCCCCTCTGGCATTGTCTCATCCCGCATAGGACGAGTTTACGGCAATAAAGTCTTCCAGGGTTGCGAATCGTCACGATTTGCGTCACGACACTCGATCCCGTTTGCTTTGTACATTGCCCGAGAGAACTTGTTTGATTCAATAGCGAAATACTTTGTTGGGTCGTCCCCATATTTCGGAAAAATTATTTCCTTTAAATACCTGGCTTTCGCCTGATGCGCCCTTAATGCGCCTTTGCCACTTGGATCTTCCCAGGGATTGAAACACCAGTCATCTGGGTGCCAGCCAGTTTGGCTTTTAATTCTTTCCAGAGTCATATCCTCATAGGCAATAGAGCGTGCTGTTACTAAAACCACGTGCTCATTCTTTAGAAGGTCAACGATCCACGGGCGGTATTCTTCAACGTTCTGCACGAAGTTCGACATTGGCCGATTCTTTTGCATCTCTTTGAAATTGCTAGACAAAGCAACGTTGAGATCTTGGAGAATTATCCGACCGCTAGGCCCGAAAACCACTTCACCTTTATACCCTGGACCGCCTTCATTCAGATTAAGCGCGGTTAGTTGTGCTTGTGCTTTCTTCTTTGTCTTGTGGCAGCCCATTAAACGACCGCCGTCTTTCTTCACGACGGCATAACCCGAACACTTCGGATGGCTTTCTGTTATTCGGTAAGGCATACTCTTATCCTAGAGGGCCATTTCAAGTCTGGCTGAGAAGGCATCCAATGCCTGTTCAACTCGGTCCAAAGACCCTTCAGGGTACGGAAGATCAAATTCGAACTTGATCGCTTCTGCCAGTTTCAATGAATCAATGGGCAAGGGATCACGGGCGACCATCTGAACCAACTGATTTGGTTTATAAAGATATGACTCCACATGCGAAAAACCTAAACTCCACAACTCTTGCCATTCATCCACAGTGAAATATTTTTGAGCCTTCGGGTGCTTCATTAGGTCAGAAACAACCACTCCTTCCTCATAACCAGCCGAAAATGAGGAATCAAACTGTGTTTCATGGTTAGATACGTTGTCTTTCGCCCCTGTAGCCGCAAGGAAGCGATCTGAGGCCCTTGATATGGCCCCTGCATACACAACTGTGCCACGAGACGATAAAGCGCTTATGAGCCTCACTATGTGTTCCCTATCAGTTGAAAAAGGAACTGAGTTTAAGACAGAGGCAAGGAAAATCGCATCGAATTCAGTCCCCTCAGCAACCCTTTGAAGGAAAACATCGGTGATGTATCTGGCTGCTTCTACATCAAACCCAGAGTCCTTTCCTCCTGTGTAATAAGGCTCGAAGGCAATGCAATCTACATTCATAACATCACGCATAATGATCGACTTATCTAAAAGGCCCGCACCAAAATCTAAGACAGTCCCCCCATACCAGCGCTTCCAAGCCGCCACATGCTTTTGGTTTTCAGGATTAAAGGTCGATGCTGGACGTTGGGTCTTGCCAGATTTAGAAGTAGCCGTAATCAGATCACAACACATTGTCGGCATAAGAAACTCCTGCCGGTTGGATGCCCTTCTAAAGGAGTTGTACCTAAGAACATCCGCATACTTATCTTCTAAATCAAAGTCCATTGACAACTGGTTCAGCATTATCTTTGCGAACTCGGCTTTATCATCTTCGATGCGAAGAACCTGGACTTTTGGAATTCCCACTTCAGAAGCATGCTGAAGTCTCCCAATACCATTAACAACCTTGTCACTAGTCGTTGCGATTATTGGTATCGAAGTATTAGCCCAATGATAAAGACTCTCCGCTTGTCTAATCGCATGTGAAAGAAAGGAGGTTATGTTCTTACCCATGAGTTCACGAGTGTCGGCTTCTTCCATTTTTAAGCACGGGAAAAAGTTGTTCGACTTAACTTCAACATCAGGCAGACCGTCTGCGGCTTCTTGCACGATACTCATCGGCATCTTTTGAACCAATTCTCCTCCCGAATCGGTTTTATGCATGTCATTCGTAGCCCTGTTAAAAACGATGTTTGCGCCTCGTCTTCTTTCGAGATCCAAATCTTTAAGAACGACTACAGGAACTTGTTCTGCGCCTAGTTTCTTAGCGGCATCGAATCTTTGGTGGCCAGATAATATTTCGCCTTTATCTGTGACATACATGGGCAACAGCCACCCAAGTTTCTTGAGTGAGGTAGTAACAAGTTTGAAACGCTCAGGGTCTCTCTTCCGAGGGTTGTACGGGGCTCCTTGTAATTCGTTAATCCCCACCAACTGAACGCTTACGAACTTAGATTTCCTATCACTCATGCCACAAATTATCTAACCCTCTAATCATTCCGCCTCCTCTTAGAAACTCCACTGCCGCCGATAGACGGAAATGGTTCTTCCCAGGTGTCCCAGGCGGATATCTATCTTCTAAGAGTTTAACCGTGACTTCGAACGGGTAGCCATCCCATTCGGCATCGAAAAGATCGTAATCGCCATCTGGTGGCGATCCCACATCTTTTGGCTTGCTACTAGGCGTAGGCAGTGGTGCTTCGGGTTGCCCAATAGAATCATTTTGTACCTCTTCTTCTAGTTGAATAGTTGTAGTCACCGGCGGTGCGGTTGTAGTTGTTGTTGAAGGAACGTTAGAAGTCCAGTGGCCGTCTTCATTGATTTCAAACATCGGAATTGAATATCCGAGATTGGCCATGCAGAGAGACTGCCAAACAGTGAACGATGGAGAGAGTGGATTTTCCTGCATCCAATAAGGATCGTTAAACCGTCGCACTTGTTTGTTGGCATCTAATTGCCATTCAGCGACCAACCCAGAGTTAAACATCAACTGCTCCAACTCGGGGTGTTCCCCACTTGCCCAATTACCCAAAGAAAGTATTTGCCCTTCTTCTAGATTTCTTGCCCAGACACGTCGTGGGTCTTCATTACCTTTCCCACCGTCACGCTCTTCGTTATACCTTGAGATCATACCCGCAGGTATTGTGCCGTCTTGCTCCATTATCGATATACGAGCCGACACCTCCTCAAACGACATGTGAACATGACCTGATGTCGTGTCACATGGCGTGTATATCTTCTCATGATGAGCATTAGCAGGCGCCGCCGCTAAAACCCCTCCCATTACAGCCGCCGCTACTAATAATTTCATCCACCGAACTCCTTGTTTCCTGTCGTTGGGTCAGCGACCGATGCCCAAACCTCAAACTGTGATGGTTCAAGTTGAAGTAACTCACCGATTCGTAACCCTCTTTCTTCTTTAGTCATGTAACCGTCTGCGATAAGACCTTGTTCCCAGTCGGCGTATTGCTTGCCACAAGTCGAAACTCTCAATGGTCCTATCTTTACTGTGGCAACTCTCTTGACATCACCTGGGGCGCCAATCACTGCTGAAGGATCACGCTCTTGCGGTAAGTCTTTTAAGACATCATCTATGTCTGTTGGCGTAAAGCCCGTTCCATCAAGACTGTCTAAGTCGAGAAGAACCTCAGCCAATACAGAATTGTAATAGCCTGCCTTGTCCGCCAAACGGTTATCTGCCAGCATCACTCTTCTGGCTTCTTCATCATCCACATCTAAGAAAACAACTGGGCATGTTTCCCAACCAAGAGACTTGATTGCCTGCCATGTGTTGTTACCTTTCAGAATTAGATTGCTTGACTCCTGGACTATCAGAGGTCGATAAATTCCATTGACCCTAAGTGATTCTGATATCACCCCAATATCGCCTTGTCTGGCGTTCTCAGGGTGAGGATCGAGAGAATCGACAGGAACCCAGATGCAAGAATCTAAACCAGAATGTTTAGGTGTCTCCCCTGATATGTGTTCCCATTTCTTCCCAGCCTTGGATGGTTTAGGTTCAGGGTCATCTGTAAGACCCAATAGAGCCCTTATCTTTAAAAGGGCTTCCTTTGTTTCTCCAAACCCCTCTAGCCAATCATCGAAGTAAGACCCATTCACTAATAACAGATTCTTACCAACGTGGATTTTTTTACTGGCGGCTAATGTTTCTCCACCATCCCCATCGTCACCGCTACCTCCAAAAAGGTCACCATCTGATTCTTCCAATTGGTGCAACTTTTCAAGAGAACGAGAATCCCAACCAGAACCATCTAAGTCAGGTCTTAACGTCTCTATAAGAGCAATCAAATTCGGTCTGTCATATGTGGCGAGATCTGATGTCCTGTTGTCAGACAACAAAATACGTTTAGCCTGTTGGTCATCAACATCCACATGGACTACAGCGATCTGCTCCCAACCCAAAGACTTTGCGGCTCTCCATGTGTGATTCCCTGCGAGAATATTCCCGTTACGTGAATCAACAACAATTGGAGAGTACTGCCCATTAACTCTCAGGCTGTCCGCAATGCCTTGAATATCCCCCTTGCGGGGGTTACTCGGGTGGGATTGGATTTCGTCGATTGAGATTGCCGAGTCTTTTAAATCTTCGGCAATGTTGGTCATACTGCTATGCGATCAACTTTTTTGTTGTGATCATGTCCAAAAGTAGTCCACTTGTGGATCCACTGTTTCGACACATTCAAAGCATCAGCAAGATTTTCTAGCGTCTCGCCGTCATTACGTGCTTCACGTAATGCTGACAAGTGAGCATCCTGTGCCTGCTTGTAAGTCTTGTGTGCTTCCTTCATTTGTTTGTCAGAGTCAAGGACTCTTTGTATTACTGCATCTTGTGCAGGTGTTCGCCTTCTAGGCATTTTATTTCCTCTCTTCGTGGTCAACCACTAGTTTATAGCCAAAGCCGGTAATTGCTCTCGCTAAATATTCTTTTCTTTGAGCAACGAAATCTTCGTCCTCATAACGGGAGGAGAAACCATTTAAAAAACAATTCTCCCCCTTATTTGCTTTGTCGCTTTTTGCCAAGTCGCTATGTATTGCTTTGCAAAGTGGGCAAGTCGCTTCAAGAATTAAGTATTTATATTTGCCTGTTCTACGATCTCTCTCGATACGTTTTGTTTTTACCGAGATACCTTCGCGCCGTGCTTTCGCATGGGCATACCTGGCTAAGTCATCGAATGGCATATTAGAAAGATCTTCTTTGCTTATCCGATGTTGCTGACCGTCAAACCAGTCGGCCCAAGGATAAACAGTAGAGAAGTCATTACTCTCCTTAGTCCAACTTTTGAAACCTCTAACTACATCAGACATTTGTTCTCTCTATCAATGTTTTGACAAGGTCTTTTAAGACACTGTCCTGCGAATTATCTTCACCTTCTGTCACTGCATCAACAGTGATTCTTTTCTTTTCAATGAGATCGTAGATATCGTCATCGATTGTTTTTTCGGCTAGGAGATACCACGCTGAAACATTGTCTGCGTCTTGACCAATACGGTGGCACCTGTCTTCTGCCTGACTGTGTTCTGCTGGCGTCCAACCTTGTTCAACAAACAGCACATCAGAAGCGGCTGTGAGTGTGAGCCCAACGCCACCTGCCTTCATGTTTAACACGATGACCTTGGCATCAGGATCATTTTGAAACTTATCAACCGCCTCCTGACGTGCTTCCGCAGAGTCCTTTCCTGCCACTCTCAGACCACCGAATCTTTCAGCGAGAGCATCAACCACTGAAATGTGGTGAGCAAAGACAACTAGTTTGCGGCCAGTGCTATCGAGGAATGTTTCAATCCATTCGATAGCCGCTTCCAGTTTGCCTTCGCCTGCCAAACGCTTAAGTACGGTAATCCGAGAGAGGTGCTCTGCGGATGTGCTCCCCTTACCCTCGCTCTGTAGCCACGCAAGCATGTCTGCTTCTGCCATGCGATAGTCTTTCAAACCTTTACCCGACAACTCGGTTTCGATACGATACCGACCCTTTTCAGGGAGTTCTTTCAGAACATCTTCTTTGTTGCGTCGAACATAACAAGTCCTGCGAAGCAACTCGTTTAGTTCATCTGCATTTGAACAACCGTTAAAGTCCCACCCATAACCGTTGTAGTTGGCATCGCAGTAGCGCTTACGGAAACTCCATGAGCCTCCGAATTCCTCTATGCGATCAATTACCTCTAACTGTGAGACAAGTTCAATCGGCCTGTTCAAGACTGGGGTTCCAGTTAAAGCCAGCACCATTCCCGACTCGGGGATTGTGGATGCTAAAGACTTAAGCGCTTTGGTGCGTTGGGCATTCCCGTTTTTCACATAGTGGCTCTCATCGAAAACCAGAGATTGGAAACCGACTTTGGCCAAAGCATCTTTTTGCTTATTTAAAATGTCGTAATTGATAATTACAACATCAGCATTCTTGACTCCTATTTGGTTATCAACAATGTGAGTTGTCTTACCTGGGAGCCATGTCCGCACTTCACGTTGCCAGTTTGTCTTCAACGACGCAGGACAAACAACCAAGCAAGGGTATGCCTTCTGATGTTGAACCGCCGCTAATGCTTGAACTGTTTTGCCAAGCCCCATCTCATCAGCGATAAAGCAACGCTTCGTTTCTACTGCGTAAGCGACGCCTGCTTTTTGGAAAGGACGTAATTCAAGAGGCGCCCCACTTTCAGGGTGCTCAGTCGCTAACCCTGAGATTTCCAGAACTGCTTCTTGAGCAGAAGACAGATTCTCTCGCCGGTAACCATCATCTACAACAGCGTCAATTTCACGAATCATGTCCTCGTTGAAAGTGAAGTCCCATGCATAAGCAAGGTCAACCGCTTCCTCTAAAGATGTTTGTGGGGCGATCCAAACTTTACGTTTGGAATCCCATTTGCGTCCCCTGATTTGCTTTACCGCTTGCAGTAGATACTCATCGAATTCAAAGTCAAAGACCAAAGTATTACCTTCTCGGTAGAGGACACGCTTTGTCTCCCCCTCTTCGATTACTTCTTCAACTGGCCCGTTGGTCTTAAATGTGCATTCTGTGCTGAACCCATATCGAATGGCGAAGTCTTCTAATTGTTTTGCCGCCGCTTCGTCGAAACTCCAGAACTTGTCTTCTGCATTCCATTTAGCCCCACTGAACTTGCGAACTGCTGAAACTAATTGTGCGTCGTAAGTGAAGCGAACTTCGTAATGATCATTGTTCCATGTGATAACCCGTGAAAGAAGGGCTTCGGCTTCACGTGCCTTTTGGCGTGCTTCGTCACGTCCATCGTCAGCGACCTCTACAGGTGTTGGCAAGTTTTCGTAGGGATGCCCATAAGACTCTAATTGTCCTTGGTACTTAACCAGCATCTTGTATGCCGCCCAAGTAATGCCATCAGTCCAGTCTTCAGCAGGAAGCATTGCCGCTCGCCTACCGAACTTTGTGTCTGAGCCGTTAAAGCCAATCCCATCTTCAGTGTTGGCCCCATCGCAGCGTGCCGCAATAGATGAGACTGCCGCATGGATGGCTTCTTTAGTTTCTTCTTCTGAATAAGTCTTTGTGTCCATAAGTGTTTCCTTAATCCGTATATTAGTATTCTACAGCCAGTTGACTCAGAAATCAACTACTACACGAACATTGTGATCAATGGTTTCCCACCCTATTGGGCAACATTTCCATGCAACGGACTGCAATGGATACCCATCAAATAGATGTTCACCTTCACCTGGGTCGAACCCAAGGAGATCTTCTGCCTTATATATCTTCACTACAACCACATCTCCAACAGAGAGCGATCGGGTCTTGAAGACCGTCGGGTATTCCCAACCACCTTCCCAACCGCCAGTCCCATCGACTGCATTGTTCACACGAAAACAACCATTGTGTGGTTCGTGTTCCTCAAGCCAGCGATATGACTCAGGAAGGTCCTCTAATAAGTATGTGTATGCAGGGCCGTCCCTTGTCGGATCACCAAATACTTCAACCAGGGTCTCGTATGCAGGGCCGTAATCTTTAAATGCTTCGTGGTATATCTCTACTTGCGTAACTGTCTTCATGGCTTACTTCTTTCTTTATAGGTAGTCCCTCGGATCTCGGGGCTCTATGTGAATTTCCATCCCGATGTATTCCATCCAAGGGTCATAGCGTCCAACAACAAGGCCCTCGGCATTGACCACATAATCGCGGCCACTGCCGAGGCGCCTGATGTCCCCGCCTTTCGGAACTTGTTTGTCATTCATCAATGGAAGATTTCTTAACATGATTTCAGTATACCTTCAATTGACTTTAACGCAACGTTAATCTTTTTTATTTTGCTTTCTCACCATGTTGTTCCAAATAAACGTGCAAACAATAGAGACGCCAAACAAGAGACCCAACGCCACGTGGTCAAGCCATGCTGGTGTGCCCAGTGTGCTAACTAGTCCATCGACCATTAACCGATCATACGTTTCCATCAATTACCTTTGGCCACTCTCATACTGTGGATCTCTCTTGCCAAAGCAACCATTTGCTGTATCAACGGTTTCGAAACACCTAACTCATTAGCCACTTGAGAATAGGTAAGCCCATCCCCACCTGCGCCAAAGTCGCATGCCTCTTTAACTGACAATGCTCTTTGTTTAATAATTGATTGCCTTAATTCTGTCACCGCCGGGAGAACGTCCTCATTAAGAATGCGCGCTCTTTCTAACGGATCTTCCGTAGCCAATGCTTGACTCAATAACTGTTGCACTTCTGCCATCTCTCACTTCCCCGTTTCGTTGATAACCAACAAGGCTCTATCAACACCACCATCTACATGGGGCGCCTTGAAAGTCAACGACGTTACGAACTCTGGACCGTCATCTGGTATTACCCCTGCATCAACCAAGCCATCTATACACGCCTTGGCTACAGGAAAATGGCCACCCGTGTCCGCCATGTGTCGTCGGTCCTTACGACACGGGACAAAGATAACCTCTAGCGATCTCATCTTTGGAACCTTTGCTTTAATTGCTTCTTCGTATGCCGCCTGTCTCCACTCTTTGACAAACTTTGCCCTCTTGTGGTGATGCCAGCCCCTCTCTGTGTTGAGAGTAAATAGTTTCCCTGAGATGCTGAGAGTCCATGTTCTATTAGGCACATACTCATCCTATACCTCATCTTCGTCTCCCCCAGCCCTCTTATGGTTCAAGAGGTCACGGCATTCTTGTATCCGCTGTTTGAACTCCTCATCTGACAGAGGCGGCGCTTCTGGAACCCTCTCTAAGGCTGGCATGTTGTTTCTTTTTTCGATATCAACAAACTCTTTGAACTCTGCCCAAGAAGGCCAAAACTTAGCCCTATCAGAAATCTTCGTTAACGCATTGTGAGCGTCCTCAAAATCATATGACTCCAACTTAGATACCCAATAGTTGACCTCTAGAACCGTAAGAGGTTTTCCTGGCCAACAGACAGACATCTGAGCCAACACATAATCCGCTTGGTCAGGAGTCATTGGCTTTGAGCCTTCTTCAGAAAAGCCCACTTTGCTTTTGTCTTAACCGGTTTCAAGTCTTTCCCCCTGATCTTCTCCAACTCCCCACGAGTGGGCTGGTCATGGCTCCAATCTTTAATTTGGACCATCGCCTCTTTGCTCCCTTGCCTGCTTGATGGCATCAAACCCTTTAGGCACTGAATGAACCTCCTCAAGAGGGACAGTGTTTGGATCTAACTCTGACCAGTGATTAGCGACAGCGATAGGTGTGCAAGCCGCCCCTTTGAATTTACGTCTATAAACCTGAACCCTCGCGTGAATTTCATCTGGCGTAGCGCCCGACTCTTTTAGAAGTTTGACTGCTTTGTTGTAGCGCCCTCGCTCATTCGAGTTCAACGTCTTACTGTTGACACCACAAGCCTCCATAATGGAATCCCATACGAGATCTTGTTTGCGTTTTTTGTCGCGTGTTTCTATTTCGTTTCTATTACGGTTATATGACGGTTCCTGTGTCAGGGCTTGAGACTGCTGGGGCTCCACCACGCTACTGCTGGGGTGTAACTCTAGGGCATCAGGGGTGTCACTCTGAGGCTGGTCCCCTGTGACTAGGCTGAGTTCAACAACCTCTGCTAGTTCCTTTTCCATCAATAATGTGTACCGATTTGAACGTCGTCCACCGCCCTCTTCTTTACTCAGATAACCCTTTTCAACAAGACTCTTTATGCACCTTTGTACTGTCGAACGTGAGAGCCTTGTGTAGCGACACAACGTGTCTACCGAAGGCCACGAACCAGTCCCATCAGGACTCGAATGATTCGCAATACCCAACAAGACAAACTTCTCATTGGTATTTATGTCCCCTGTTAAATCTAAAACCCACACCATGCATTCAATAGCCATTAGTCACTCCATTCGATCCACGCACGTGCACCACAAGAAAGAGGCTTGTCTGACTGGATCACTTTCGCACCTTTAGGGATTTCGAATTCCATGTGGTACTCACTCCCCTTATATGTGCGATGGATCACAGCAGGTAACCCCTTACGAAGGCGTTGCTGGTGAATGTGCACTCGATGAATCATCAGCCCTTCTTTCTAGACAGAACGGCCTTGGTCGACCTTTTCACGTCACAAAAATCATCAGGATTCAAACCTGGGACATGGGCCCTTAGAGCGGTTACTCTCCAATCTCTAAATGCGGCACACTCCAATAAGCGTTCAATAACTGCTTCCATCCATGGACCAACAATTGATCGCTCTTTTATAACTTCACCTGAGTCCTGATCCACATAGGTGCGTTGTTCTATTTCATCTAAACAGGTATTGACAACCGAACGAATCAACACGTCGTTTTGCCAATTGGATCTGTAATTAGAAACTTTTCTCTCGATTTCTAAAGAGCCCCTATCAAATTTTCTTGTGCCCATTTGATCCATGACGGTTACAAGACTGGGGTTAGCCTCATTATCTAACTCTCTGATATCTGCTTTCGCCCATGCAATGACTTGAAGTAAATCCACAAGCCCATTTGCACTGTCTTCGAACTCTCCGCCTTCGGCTAGATCTTGAGCCTCAGAGATTGTCGACGATATGAGACCTCTTAACTCTGATCTCTTGTCTTCTATCTCAGCAACTTTGTCTTTCAACTTGTTCAATTTCAAACACCTTTATCCTTATTCCTGGTTGTTCGGGGTTGTTAGGAGACATAAGCACACGGTCAACAACCCCATGCCATCTCCCCCCACTATCTATTTCTTTAGCCAATTGTTTTGAGACAGAGGAGGGTATGTAACCTACCTGCTCATCACGAACAACAACCTTGATTGCGTTGTTGTCAAACTCGTTATCGGGTTCTCTAACTAGAGTCACTGGCACTGGTCCCATCACCAATTGGGCACTCAAAGCCCAAACATTGGATGGGTAGTCAGAACGAAATGTGACGCCTGCTACAGAAACCTCAAACGGAGATCTCACTCTTCCTCTTCTTGCTCTTGCCATTTCTCATGGAGAGCATCAACCGCATTCACCATATGGTTATATTGGCTCACGCTTTCTATCGGCCATTGGCGACCGTTGAGTTTCTGATGTATCGCACGTGCTTCATCTTGTAAATCAGTAGGCAATGCGGCGACTGCATTCTTCAGTAGAGAATGAGCCTCTGTGCGATGCTCTGTTGTATCCCACTCATCGTCTTCTTCGACAGCGACTTCCTCTGCTTTTAATTCCATCTCAACTACATTTGAAGTCTCTTGAGCACGGTGTAAATAATCACCATCAGGAGTTGGGTTTCCCCCACCTGATATTGCATCATGTTCCGCTTTGCGTTGCTGGTAGGTAACCAATATTTTCAAATTGCTGGCTGTGTCGTCGTACCCTGCTCGCTTAACTGCACGCCCTAAGGCTTTAGTGCAGAGAACATTCCAAGCATCACTTGGATGGTCGTTCTTATTAGACTTAGCGTCGGATACAGGTTTATACCCGACAATGGGTAGTTCATCGGTTGGACGTAAAAGAATTTGCGCGACGCAATATTCGTCTTTCCCCCCGAAGTTCTCAGGGATACCAATTTCAACCCCAAGAGAGTGTGTGAATTCCACCACGGCGTCTGGGTAGTCTTGCTTCAGCAAGCCCCAGCGCACAGATGGAGATACATAGTCTTCTGCTATCTGTGGCATTTCTTCGACTCCTTAAATAATTGTTTCGTCAAGGACGACTATACACCCGTTTCCCGTCTACTGCAACTTTATAATTCTCTCCCGCCTATTTCTTTGACAGAATTAGCAAACAGTAGGGATATTATTGAGAACTGCAACTTCCCGCCATTAGCGAGATTAAAGAGAGCGATGATCTCCCAGAAGTCATCGTCCTGGGACTCCTTAATGTGCACAAAAGCGTCTTCATCAAAGAGGCGTATGCCATCCGCTAATGCTTGGGCGTTGTCATACGAAGGGACCGCGCAACCCAACCTGTAAGAAAAAGAAGACATAATCTATTCTTCTTCTTGTATGTCCTCCGCATCGCCGACCACACTCAATGATGGAGCCTCATCATTTTTTGTAAGGGCTTCTATGAGTGCATCTTTTACGGCGAGGTCGGCTGTTAACTGAGCGATAGTGTTCGTCAGTTTATTA